GCGGCTTTCGAAGTGTTAGCAAACAAGGCTACGAATTTCACGGTTTTAAATAACACTAAGTACCCAACAACTCAAGCGGTCGAAAATCAAATTGATGCTAAACTTGTAAGCACTGGTTATTGGAATGTAGCAAGTTCAGAAATTGCAAGGGGTTACAGGGCGCAACACAATTCAACAACGGTGCTTTCTGAAAATATTGCAACAGGAACACTACAAGGTACAGCAACAGCGGTGGCGGTGTCAACAACTTCCATGCAAACTAAAAAAACACGTTTAAAAATTGGTGTTTCAACTCCTGCAGCTAACGGTGTATGTGGGTACAGGTCAACAAGTGCTTTTAATATCATTGACATGGGTTGGAGGTTTTGCGTTGGATTTGGTGTTTCAGACACGTCTTTAAATACAGGTGCAAGACAATTCTACGGAATGACATCGGCAACAACTTTATTAGGGATTTCTTCTACGGTAACAGTTGAAAGTTTGACTAACATAGTTGGAATAGGTTCGGATGCAGCAGATACAAACTTACAGATATTCCATAACGACGCAACTGGTACGGCTACAAAAATAGATTTAGGAGTTAATTTTCCTGCAAACAGAACAGGAAGTGCAGCAACTGATTTTTTTGTTTTTGAATTGTACAACCCATTTAATTCAATGACTGTTTATTACAAAGTTACTTCGTTGGAAAACAACGTAACAGTTGAGGGGTCAATAACAACTAATTTGCCAAACGATACTACACCGATAACAATGCAAGCGGTTAGAACTTCGGGAGCGACATCAAACGCGTGTAGCTTTGATATTAGTCAATTAACATTAAACTGTTTGTCATGATAGAAGTATATCAAGAAGTAAGGGGAGCATACACTTATGTAGAAAGTAGCTACTCAAATATAATCAAAGTAGGAAATGAAGTTTTAAATGCTGATGTAACAACCGAAATAACAGCGCAGGAAACTATCATAAATGATTACATCTAATTTACAACAAAGACCCTAAAAAAAGGTTATATAATTATGAATGAAATCAAGTACATTTTAGAGCAAATCAGAAAGACGAAAACAATAGTGCTAATTATAATTCTGCTTGCTTTCATTCTTTTTTATTACAAGTCATTGGTCACTCAAGTAGTGGTTAAAAAAATTGAAAGTGTTGACGAGGTGAAAAAAGACATTAATAACAATGTTTTAATTCAACAAATGTTAAATGAATTGATGACAAAATATAATGCTGATAGGGCTTATATATTTCAATTTCACAACACGATCAAGTACTACGATGGTACGCATAGAAACCACCAATCAATGACCTTTGAAGTTTGCAACAATGGTATTAGTTCGGAAGCGCATAATTTACAGAATATTCCCGTTAGCTTGTACCCGATGTTCTTACAACAGATAATGTTAGAGAAAATGAATTATTGCCAAATAAACAACATCAAAGAGCAAACGACAAAAGCATCGTTATTTAGGCAAGGAATTCAATCGATATGTATAGCACCATATTTTAAGAAAGGAAGTTTTGTGGCTTATATTGGTATTGATTATGTAAAAGAAAATAAGTGTACAGAGATTGATTTTAAGGAGTTTAAAGAGTTTACAAATGAAATAGGTAATATATTAATGTTATGAGAAAAGGAGGTAAAAAAGGTTGCCAATGTAAAGATGGCACGTATTCAAAAGAGTGTTGTGATGGGAAGTCACAAGGTGTTGGAAACACGGAACAACAAACAATTAGTAATGTAAACCATACTATTGAAGTAAGGCAAATTACAACAGAAAGAGGTTAATAAAGTTATATAGTTATGAAAGCAAGAGATAAAATACTAAGCGAGCTTTACAAAGTTGAGTTATCTGAGATTAACGTGGAGTTAGCAATTGGTAATGACTTAACGGGAGCTTTTGAAAAAATGAGTGCTATAAACAAACCTGCTATTGATACTTTAGAAACTCTTAAATCAACGAAACAAAAAGCAAAGCAATCTGTAACTAAATCTATTTCTGAAATATCAAGATTTGTTAAAGGATTGTCAGAGGAAAAAATAAGTTTTGAAGCACAAGTTAAAGCATTGGGTATTGATTTAACAAAAATACCACAGCCTAAAATGTACTCAGATAGAATTATTTACGGAAATAAATTAATTAACCAATTAGAAACTGAATTAAAACAAATATAAATATGACTAAAGAAATAAAAGACGCGTTAAAAACTATCAAGACCTTCTTAGGAATGGAGGTGAAGTTAGAGCAAATGAAGTTAGTAGATGGTAACACGGTAATCGAGGCCGATTCATTTGAAGTTGGTGCTAGTGTTATGATTGTAGTTCCTGAAGGTGAACCTGCACCCTTGGAAGTTGGCAAGTACGAACTTGAAGACGGCAGAGTTTTAATCGTTGAAGAAAAAGGAATGATTGCAGCGATTGAAGAGATGCCAAAAGAAGAGGAAGAGGAGGAAATGCCTGTTGAAGCTGATGTGACTCCAGAAGTTGAAGTGAAACAACCTAAAAAAGTTGTAAGCATCACTGAGCAACACTTTGCAGAAATGGAATCAAAGATTGCTGAACTTGAAACTAAGTTAGCTGCAATGACTCCAGTAGTAATCGAGTTGACTGAAGAGCCTAAACCAATTCAGTACAACCCTGAAAACGCAAAACCAATTGAGCATATGGATTTAGCGATAAACACAGGTAAATCAACAAGAGATAAGATTTTAGAAGAAGTATACAATAACAAATAAACAAATAAAAAATGGCTACAACAATTAACATTTCAACTTCATATGCTGGGCAAGATTCCAAACTATGGGTAAAAGCTGCTTTATTAAGCGGTAACACTTTGGCAAATGGGGGGATGACTATCATTCCTAACATTGCTTACAAAACTACAATGTTCAAAATCGGAACGGACGACATTTTAAAGAACGCAACTTGTGATTTTGATGCTACTTCTACCGTTACACTTTCTGAAAGAAGTTTGACTTTAGAGCAGTTTCAAGTAAATTTACAATTATGTAAAAAAGACTTTTTGGCTACTTTTCAAGCTGAAGAAATGGGATTCAGTGCAAACAAAGTTTTGGCAAAATCATTTGTTGACTACTTGTTAGCTTACATCACTGATAAGGTTGCTTCATCTGTTGAGGTTTCTATTTGGAGAGGTACAAACGCAACAGCGGGTCAAATTGATGGTATTTCTACTTTGTTAGCTGCTGACGCTGCTTTACCAACTGCGAACGAGGTTGCAGGTTCTTCTGCTATTTCTGCTTCTGCTACGGTAATCGCTGAATTAGGTAAAATTGTAGATGCAATTCCTAATGCATTGTACGGTTCACCTGATTTAAAAATCTATGTTCCTCAAGGTGTTATGAAGGCTTACATTAGAGCGTTGGGTGGTTTCTCAGTTGCTGCTACTTCTAACTCTGGTACAGATGCTAAAGGAACACAATGGTATAATGGTGGTGCTTTAACTTTCGATGGTATTCCAATTTTCGTTGCTAACGGATTGGCTGCAAACACTGCTATTGCTGCTGAGACTTCAAACTTGTTCTTCGGTTGCGGTTTATTAAATGATACAAATGAAATCGCGCTTTTAGACATGAGTCCATTGGACGGTTCACAAAATGTACGTTTTGTATTACGTGCAGGAATGGCAGTTAATTACCATTCAGTATCTGACATTGTTACTTACAACATCCCGAATTCAGCAAACTAATTAACTAATCAATTAACCAATTAAGGGGAGGGTATATCCCTCCTTTTTTTTTAAACTTTAAATTTATGGCTTGTAATTTATCAATAGGACGCGCGGAGGCGTGCAAAGAAGCAATCGGAGGACTCAAAGCGGTGTACTTCATTAATTATCAGATACTACCTTCTGATGTAACATTTTCAAATGACCTTATTACAGCGGTAATTAATGTAGACAACTTGTACAAGTATGAGTTGAAATCTAACGAAAACGTATTTGACCAAGAAATAGTTTCAAGCCGTGAAGCAGGGACAACATTCTTCCGTCAAACGTTAACAATTAAAATGAAAAAACAAGATACTACAACGCACAAAGAAATCAAATTATTGGCTTACTCAAGACCTCACGTCCTTGTGGAAAACAATAACGGTCAATTCTTTGTTATGGGCTTGTTTAGAGGTGCTGATTTAACGGCAGGTTCAATAAATAATGGTGGTGCTTTAGGTGATTTTAATGGTTACAGTTTGACTTTTACGGCGGAAGAGGCTCTACCGGCACCATTCACGGACATAACAAGTTCAGCGACTATCGTTTCTGATTGTTTCACAGGAGCAACAATTGTAACTGCTTAACCATGGCTTGCAACTTAACCATAGGACGTATAGAGCCTTGTAAGGATAGCCTTGGAGGGCTACGTAATGTATACTTTATAAATCAAGATTTACAATTAGGAAATGTTGTATTTTACGACCCTTCAGGCACCCCCCCTTTTGTAAATACGGATGAAGTTTGGTATGTGAATTTTGTTGGTTCAATTTACAAATATGAGCTAAAATCTAACGAAAATGTTTATGACCAAGAAATAGTTTCATCACGTGAAAATGGTACTACATTCTTCCGTCAGACATTGACTATTAAACTAAAAAAACAAGACATTGCTACGCATAATGCTGTTAAAACTTTAGCATACGCAAAACCAAGAATTTTAGTTGAAAACAACGAAGGACAATTTTTCTTAGTTGGTATGTACAGAGGTTGTGATTTAACAGCAGGTTCTATAAATAATGGTGGAGCGCTTGGTGATTTTTCAGGTTATTCCTTGACATTCCAAGCCGAGGAGCTACTACCTTCACCATTTGTAATAAACGGTACTAATTCATTTCGAGTTGGACAGGCTTCGACTATACCTTTATCAGCAGCATCGACAATTGTAACAAGTTAATACACGGAGGGGCTTAAAACACCCCTCTTTTTTTTGCAACAAAAACACTCTTTTTTAGTTATACTATTACATGATAGTATTAACGACATCCACAAGCCCTCAAATAGTTTACTTCGTGCCACGTGAAGGCTCAGGAAACTCGGATAAGATATTCCTTACCGACGAACAAACAAACGTCACTACAACGATTAATATCACCACCTACGCGACTGGTGATTATTACCATACGGCAACGGCTACCTTTGGACTTAAAGAAGGACATACCTATGTTTGTAAGATAGGTAAAACCAACGACATTAGATTTTACGGTCGTATATTTTGCACGAATAACCCAAGCTCGAACTTTACTCAAACGGTAACAACAAACGAATTTATAATCTATGAATAATAACATTATACAACTATCTTCATATACAGCCCCTGTAATTGTAGAAAATAATCGCAACGAATGGGTAGAATATGGTGAAGATAATAACTACTATCAATTTTTAATTGACAGATATAGCAATTCAGCAACTAACAACGCTGTAATAAATAACATTTGTCGATTAATTTACGGTCAAGGCTTAACGGCTACGGATAGCGCGATGAAACCAAACGAATGGGCGCAACTGTTATCTATATTAAAGGAAGACGATTTAAGACGTATTATATTCGATTTGTACGCATTAGGGCAGTGTGCCTTACAGATTCATTACGACAAAGGACATAAAGCGATTACAAGGGCTTTTCACACACCTATTCAATTATTAAGACCTGAGAAATGCAATAAGGATGGTGATATAGTAGGGTACTTCTATTCTGACAATTGGACAGACCCTAAAAAATACGTGCCTAAAAGATTTGATTCTTTTGGAACTTCAAAAAAAGAAGTAGAGATTTTATATCTAGCTCCTTATAGCGCTGGGATGAAGTACTTTTCAAATGTAGATTATCAAGGTGGTATTGATTACGCGTTACTTGAAGAAAAAATGGCTGAATACCTTATAAATGAGGTTAGTAACTCTTTTTCACCAACAAGTATAATAAACTTTAACAACGGCACCCCAACTGATGAGATGAAGGATGAAATTTCATCTCAAGTAATTAGTAAGTTAACAGGTTCAAAAGGTAAGAAAGTAGTAATATCCTTTAATGAAAATGAAGCTACCAAAACAACAATTGATTCAATACCTTTAAATGATGCTCCAGACCATTACCAATATTTGAGTGAAGAATCTACGTTCAAAATATTACGTTCACATAACGTTACTACTCCATTATTATTTGGTGTATCGGTTGCGACAGGATTTAGTTCAAATGCTGATGAGATGAAAACAGGGGCGTTGTTATTTGAAAACATGGTTATCAAACCAAAGCAACAAATGATCGTTGAAATGCTTAAAAAAGTTTTATCGTTCAATGGTGTTTCTCTTAACCTTAAGTTTAAAACATTGAACCCTTTACAAGGGGATGAACTACAGCCTGTACAAGAGGTTAAAATGAGCGCACAAGATGAATTAGACGTTGCGAAGTATGGTGAAGACATTGATTTAGATGAGTGGGTATTAGTTGACAGCAGAGAAGTTGATTATGATTTAGAGGATGAGTTGGATGCAGAGCTTGAAAAACTAAACGAACCGACAAATCTTTCTAAGTTTTTAAACCTTGTGAAAACGGGTACAGCACGACCAAACGCAAACAGTATTCAAGACGGTAAACTTTTTAAACATCGTTATAGATATACAGGTGACACCTCAGATAATTCAAGATTATTCTGTAAAAAGATGACTCAAGCGAATAAAGTTTATCGTAAGGAAGATATTGTTAGAATGAGTAGTGAGATTGTAAACCAAACACGTACACGTTCAGATGGTACAGTTGGTGGTTTAGGGCCGCGTGGAGCGACTACATACGATATATGGTTGTACAAAGGCGGTGGAGCTTGCCACCATAAATGGATGAGAGAGACGTATTTACGTAAATCAGACGTTAATTCACCAATTGCGCAAAAATACATGAAGGAGTTTAAACCTTCCATAGCTCGCAAACTTGGTGAGATTGTACCCGTGAATGATAAAAAAGTTTATACAAGACCGATTGATATGCCTAACAAGGGGTTTTTACCTAAATAATTTTAAGACATGGCAGAAGCATTATTAATATCGAAAAAAGACTTACAAGAATACACTTCTTTAAACGCAAATACAGACGTTGATAAGGTTATTCAATTTGTTCTTGTTGCTCAAAACATTTGGATTCAACAATACACAGGTAGTAAGCTATTGGATAAGATTAAAACTGATATTACCAACAACACTTTGTCGGGTAATTATATAACGCTTGTAAGGTCGTATTTAAAGCCAATGCTGATACACTTTACAATGGTTGAATATTTACCTTTTTGCGCTTACACAATTAGTAACAAGGGAATATATAAGCACCAATCTGAGAATAGCGAAATTGTATCTAAAGAGGAAGTTGACTACTTAATTGAAAAAGAAAAACGCATTGCAGAAAGTTACTCTCAAAGGTTTTTAGACTATATTTGCAAGAACAATAGTTTGTTTCCAGAGTATACAACTAATGAGAACGGTGATGTTTATCCGCAACATAATAACTATCTAACAAATTGGTATTTATGAAGAAAAAAAAAGAATATAAACCAAAGGAGGAAAATATAATTAAACTTAAAATCTATTTAAATGATATTAGCAAATTACGGGATAATAGCAAGTAGTGGGGCGGTTATTATACCTTCTACACTAAGCAATAATTTGATTTCTTATTATAAAGCTGAATCAAATACAAATGATTCTTTAAATGTTAATAACGGAACAGCACAAGGTGGTCTAACTTATTCTTCAGGTAAAAGCGGAAATGCTTTCACTTTAAACGGAACAAATGCTTATGTAGAAATTGGAGATAAAATGGATATTGGTTATGATAGCTGGACATATTCGTCATGGGTAAATCCTAGTTCATTAACTTCTGGTAATTACTTTTCTATTTTTGGTAAATTTCAAGCTGCAAATGTAGTAGGTAGAATTTGGGCGAATTTTTACGGTGATAAATTGCAGTTTGGATGGCAAGCATTTAATGTAATACAACTTGAAACTTTAAGTACATTTTCAACAAACACATGGTATCATTTAACATTTGTAATTGATAGAG